AAGAGTGATTACTTTTATTTAGCAAGAAACTTTCCTCATTTGGTGGATGCTAAAGAGATAACAAAAAGAATACTTAAAGAAAACATAGACGATCTAAGAAGTAGATGTTTTGAAAGATTTGACTTTGTAGGATTTGATTTTGTAAATGGTAGAATAAAATTCTGCAAACAGAGTCATTCATTCACAAATTATACTGAATTGAATAATAAAAAATTCGATCTTTTAGTAAGAGATAAGCTAAAAAGTGGGTCAATGGATAAAATTTGTGAAACCTGTACTGAAGTTATTAGATATTTTTAATAAAAAAATCTAAATATAAACAGAATGCTATTATATTTAGGGGGAACTATGAAATTTCGAAAATATATTAAAGAGGAATCAACAGGACTTGGAGCAGATGGTTTATCTAAGGCAAGATTAAAAACATTACTCTATAAAGAAACAAAAAAATGTACCTATAACAAACTTTATAAAGATTCTGGATGGAATGGGCCACAATGCATATGGGATACTTTCAATGATCTTAATTTGAATTGGCATATAACGAAATCCGAATATCACACAGAAAAAAATCCTGCAAAATCTATGACATTCCAAATGCCTGTAAGAAAAGAATGGCAATTTGAAATTCAATGGGATAGCAATAAAGGAAGACCAATGAAATTAGGTGGACATGTAACAGCAGCAGGAGCAGGTAGTGTTGATGATCCATTATCAAAGTATGATGTAAATATGGTTATTTGGTAAGGAGTAGGTTATGCTAGGCATAAAGAGCAAAGAAAAAAAAGGTGTGATAACAGAAGAAATTAAAGCTTTCAAAGGAATGGGCAAGTACAATAGGAGTTTGAGGACTATACTTGCTCAAAAAGGGGAAGGATGGGAAACTTTAGCTGAAATCCCAGGATTTAGTAATGTTCAAGTTCAAGGATTCAATTTATTCTACAATACTTATATAAACAGAGTATTTGAGCATGAATTACAAAGAATAGATGAATATAGACAAATGGCAATTACTCCTGAAATATCTGATGTAGTTGAAGATGCCGTTAATGAATCTACTGTAGAAGACGATGTAGGAGAAGTATTTCATTTAGATATCATAGATAAAGATTTACAGACTAATGAGAATATAGTCAATAATCTAAAAAAAGAATTTAATGAATTGTTCAGAGAAAAACTTGATATGAAAACCAAAGTTTGGGATTTACTTTGGTCATACTACATTGATGGTAGAGTCTATTATGAACGAGTCATTGACAAAAATAAACCAAAACAAGGCATTCTCAATGTAAAAAAACTTCCATCTGAAACAATGGATTTTTTCTATGATCCTCTATCAGGTGATATCACAGCTTATATTCAATATACCAGACCTAAAGCAAAAAAACCAATTGATGTAGAAGAAGCAAGAAAAAGAGATGGAAAAGACTTGATTTTCTTTGATCCTAATCAAATAGGTTTTATGGATTATGGTATTTATGGAAAAACAAGATTTGAGATGATTGGATATTTAGAGAAAGCAAGAGTTCCCTACAATCAGTTAAAGCTATTGGAAACTTCTGTTATTATTATGCGTGTTGTACGTGCTCCTGAAAGATATGTCTTTCGAATTGATACCGGAAACATGCCAAGAGAGAAAGCACTAAAATATGTTGAAAAAATTAAAAATAAAATGTCTAAGAAACAGTCCTATGACCCGAAATCAGGTAATTTAACACATGAACCTGAAGTTATGGGTATCTTAGAAAACTTTTATCTTCCACAATCTGCTGAAGGTAGAGGATCATCCATTGATACGATTGGTGGTAACACTAATATGTTTTCAGAGCTTGATGATGTTTATTACTTCCAGAAAAAACTTTATAGAGCTTTAAAATACCCAGGGTCAAGGGTGACAGCAGGACAAGAAGGAAGGGAAGGGGAAGTAATGTATGGTCAAGGACAAACTTCCGAAATCTCAAGAGATGAAATCAAATGGGCTAAATTTTTAGAGAGACAGCAAAAAAGAATATGTGTTACTCTTACTGATACCTTCCTACTTCATTTAGAGTTCAAAAAAATGAAGAAACCTTATGAGCTTACAAATAAAAAATTATCAGTTACTATGAATCCACCATCTAAGTACAAAGAACAGATGGAACAAATGTTTAATGATTCAAGATTTTCCAATTATCAACAGCTTGCAGATAGACCCGAATTCAGTAAATACTACTTAATGAAACGATATCTTAAATGGGACGATGAAGAAATACAAGCTAATGTTGAAGGCAAAGAAAAAGATATTAAACTTGGTTTAGCTGAAGAAGAAGGTGGTGGTGGTGGATCAAAATGGTAAAAAATATATAAATAAATTTATGAGGATATAAAAATGGATTTGATAGATAAAATAGATCATATGATAAGTGAATCTGAATCTAGCTATACGGATAAAGTTCAAGGTATTCCTAAAAGTGCTTTTGATGATTTTAAGAAATATCAAAAAGCATTAGATATTAAAGCTCTTGGATTCAAAGGATTCAATATATCCAAAGCATCAGTTAGTGCTCCTGCTCTTAGTGATAAACAAAGAGCTATGATGCTAAAGCAACTTATGGGTGATGGATTTGATCATTTGAAACAATCTAAAGCACTTGAAAAAATCATTCCAGAATTAAAGAAAAAATGGAGTGAAGTTCAAAAACAGGCACATATGGAAACATATGGGGAACAACCAAGTTTTGGAAGCTATAAGGTATCAGGTGTTGGTGATAGTAGCTATTCTGAAAAACATAAGAAACAACTAAGGACTCTTGCTCATATGGAGACTGCATTCAAATATGCTCTTGGTGGGCATAAAAAAGTAAAAAAATAAGGAGAATAATGTGATGGATAGAGCAGCAATTAGAAAAGCGTTAGATCATTTTGAAAATGATGAATTTGTAGATGCAAAAGAAATAATCTCCAAAGAGATAGCAGGAAAAAGAGATGTTTTTTTACAGAATAAAATCGAATTAACAAATCCTATTAATCCTATTCCTGATAAAAAAACAGATGATGATGATGGAAATAAGGGAGATAATGAGGGAGAGTAGATAAAATGAAACTTATTACAGAGATGAGTTATGATTTTGAAATCACAGAAGGCAAAGATAAAGCAATGTATGCTGTAGGTATCTTTTCTAGTGCTGAACTTTTAAATAACAATAAAAGAATGTATAAGAAAGATATTCTTGAAAGAGAAGTAGAAAAAGTTCAAGAAAAAATAGATAAAAAATGCCTTTGGGGAGAATTGGGACACCCACCTAATCCTGAAGTCAATCCTGATAAGATTGCCCTTAGAACAACTCAACTAGAGTGGAGGGGCAATGACCTTTATGGAAAATCTAAGATTCTTGATACTCCAATGGGTCTTATTGCAAAGACATTAGTAAATGAAGGGCAAATGGGGATTAGCTCAAGAGGTTTAGGAACTGTTGGAGAAGATGGATACGTCAATGAAGATTTTCATCTAATCACATGGGATTTAGTAACTGATCCAAGTAATAATCCTTCATGGGTTAACGGTATTTATGAAGGTCAAACATTTGCATTGCCGGGAATGGCAGGACTTAAAACTTCTCCTTCAGAAGATGAAATTAAAGAAGCTCAAAAAGCCTATTTTGACTATTTAATGACTACAATTGATGGAATGGTATCTGAAATAAAAAAATTCAAAAACAGAGATGTTAGCTATATTGTTGATGAATTCGTAAGATATCTTATAGGTGATAGAGATAGAGCAATATCAGGATTGAATATGAAAAGAGATGTTAGTATCCCCGTTCCTGATAACTATAATCAGACTTATGAGAAATTATTTGATGGTATATCTTTAGCTATCATGAAAAATTTGGATGTTTAATCATGTTTAAAAAAGAAAGAATACAAGAAGCTTATGAGGATTCTATTCTAAATGAATCTTCCGAAACACAAATAAAGAGTGCTATTGAAAAACTCTTTTCCATTAAAGTCAAAAAGATAGAGATTAAAAGAAAGATAATATTTCATCTTTCTGACTTTGTTGATGATGAGGATATGGATAACTTTAGTAAAATTGATGCTATTGAAGACATGATAAAGAAAAAATATAAAGATTCTATTGTAAAATTTAAAACCAGAACAATAGAAGTAGAGGAATTATAATGGCACTATATGAAAACACAATAAAAAGAGAGTCTAGCATTGATAAACCGGACAGAATCCAAGAAGCTTATGAAAATATGTTAATGGAAGCTGAATATGAAGTAAAAGATTATCAACTAACAGCCCAAGGTGGTAAAAGAAATGTTAGAAAAGCTACTATGGTAACTCATAAAGGCAAAACCATTAAATTTATGGAAAAAATGTCCAAAAAAAAGGCTATTGAGCAAGCTAAATATCAATGGGGTAAAGAATCAACAAATGAAGATACACTATTAGAAGCAAGGAATGAAGCACAAGTAATTCGTGATGAGATTAAAAAAAGATTCAAACTCACTAGCAGGGATGTATCAGTAAGGTCTAGCCGGGGGTCTGCTGTCAATGTTGAAATAAAAACTGCTAAAGCATTACCATATTATAATAAAATTAAAGAAATAGGAAAAAGTCAAGAAAAAATAGATTATGATGAATATACTGGTAGTATTTTAAGAGGGGGGAATCTTTTTATTTTTGTTGAAATAGATTGGAAATTCAGGGACAAGCTTATTAAAAAGATTGAAATGGACTTCTTAAAAAAGGTTACTGGTGATTATATGAATGACATAGGAACTAATACAATCAATTTGTATGGTAATTATGCAATTTATAAAGAAAAAGGAAAAAAGGAATTTAGAGCAATACATACAAAAAAAGGTAGTGCTGGCAGACCACTTTATTCAGTAATTGAAGCAGCAGGAGCACTTTTACATTTAATGCTTGAGTATGATGATGTTACTGCTTTAAAAAAATTAGTTTAAAGGAAGGTAAAAAATGAGATTATATCCCGAAAAATTAAATAGAGATTTTAAGAGTACAGATGTAAATGAGAGAATCCAAGAAGCTTATATGAAGGTTCTTAATCCCCCATTGGATGAAGATGCAACAGCCGATGCCAAGAAGACTCTTGATGCTATCATTGGGTCTAATAAAATAGATGGTGGAGATGTTTATAAAATGGCAATGGGCATGAAGAAATCGTTTGAGAAAAATAAAGGATTTTCCACTGATCAAGCTAAATGGATTTGGAAAATGTCCAAAGCTATGTTTAAATAGGAGTAATCATGGATGAATTAAATGAAAAGATTCTTAGTGCTTATAATACGAGCATTCTTGGAATTGTTGATGAATCAAAGAAAATTGGTAAACCAATTATTAGAAAGGTAATTGATTTTATTGATGCTAGACATACAGGAGATGCAAAAACTGCATTAAAAGTTCATAAAGAACTAAAGAAAAAACTAGGTAATAGTTTTTCAAAAGTACTTCTTAAATACGGTGATCCTGATGATCCTAGTATTGGATATATGAATGTTAGAAATCAATGGGCCAATTCATTACAAGAAGCTCTTTCTGTTCCTGAAAAACATCAATTAGCTATAGCTAAAAAGACTTTAAAAATGTCTGATGCAGGTGCTAGTGTAATGGGGGGAATGAGTAAAAAGGAAGCAGTAGAGTTTTTGAAGTCTATTGGATATTCAGATGCAAAAATTAAAAAAATGTCTGAAGATACAGAATTAGATGAAGCAACAAGAAGTGATGTATTTAACAACATGCCACCGAAGATGGGTGTACAGGCAAAATCACAATTCGAATTAAAAATAACGACTATGGAAGATGTAATGAATGATACTCCATTACCAAACAGAAAGACAGTTGCCAAAGGGACACCTGATATAATCTATGATTATGTAAAAAAGAAAAAATTAATATGGAAAGATTCACCAAAACTAATCTTTGGTGGGTATTGGTATGATAAAAAAAGCGGGAATGCATTTATGCCATTTTAATATGAAATAGGAGTAATCATGGATGAATTAAATGAAAAGATTCTTGGTGCTTATAAGACAAGCATTCTTGGAATAGGAATAGATGAATCAAAATGGGATTTGTATGTTAAAGGCAAAAAAGCTAATAAAAAGCCAATGTCAAAAAAAGAAATGGAAGATATGGAAGAAAAATTTCTGAAAAATGACTTGGCTAAACCTAATGATATACGTTCTGAAATAGTTAAGGAAGGCATTAAAGATTTTGTAGATGATTCTGAATTAAAAGAAAAGATTTTAAAAGATATCCGAATTGATGTAAATAAAATCGTAATGAATGATATTATTCCTAGAATAAAGAAATCTGAAGATGCAATAAAAAAGAAGTATAAGTTGAATAAAGATGCTAATATGTTTATTAAGAATTATGGAACAGCATTTCTCCATGATATATTTAGAGAACTAATAGGGCAAAGTTTAGTTAGTTCAGGGAATCTAAAGAAAAGATATTGATTTTAATTTTTAGCTAGCAGGTAAATGGGAAGCTCAAGTGTTGGATTATTTCTGACATTTGGGCTTTTTTTGTTCACTTTGTATAAATACTATAAATATATAGTAGGAAATCAATTATAGGAGGTATATAGCTTATGGAAAAACTTCTTGAGATGTTAGGTGTACAGAAATTGGATGAGAAAGAACAGCAAGCAATCAAAGAGAAATTAGAAACTTTGATTGAACTTAAAGCCAAAGAAGCACTTGACGAGAAGCTACAATCGGAAAGGGATCAGCTTATTGAGCAGTATGAACAAAAATTTGATGCTTACAAAGAAGACATTACTTCTAAGTTTTCAAATTTTGTAGATGAGATTCTTGAACAAGAATTGACCATCCCTGATAAAGTCCTTGAGTATGCACGTAAGGGAGAACTTTATGCTGATCTAATTGAGCAGTTTAAGGTAAGACTTGGAGTTGATGAAGGTCTGTTAGATGAGGAAATCAAAGCTTTGTTAAAAGAAGCTAAAGCAGAAATTCAGAGACTACGAAAAGAGCTAGATGAGTCTATTTCTGGTAAATTAGATGTAACCAAAGATGCACAAGATTTAGCAGCAGAGCTTTATGTTAGAAGAAAGTCTGATGGTCTTACAGAAGGGCAGAAGACCCACGTTTTTCAGATGTTAGAGGGTGTCAGTGACCGAAGTGAGATTGACAGAAAGTTTGACATGATCGTTGAAGCATATAAGTCAGATGATGATGATGATGATGATAACGATGATGATGATGATGATGAAAAAAAGAAGAAGAAGAAAAAGGACAAGGACAAGAAAGATGAGTCTGATGAAAAGGGAAAGGGTAAAGTCATTAACGAAGACGGAGATGATAAGTTAGATGAAGACGATGATAGCAATCCTTTCAATGCTCATTTAAAGACATATGTTTCTGTTCTGAAGGAAAATAAACTGTAAAAACCAAACTGTTTAGTAAGAGTATGAGTATAATAAAACAGGAGGTAAGATTATGAATATTAGAGATTTAGTAAAAAAGTGGGATGCAGTTCTGAAAGAGGGTGATGAAATCAAATCTGACAGAGTAAGAAAGTCTACTGCAATCATGCTTGAGAACCAACATAACTTCCTTATGGAAACAATTGGTTGGGGTGGTACAAATACTAGTGGTGACTCACTAGGGGCAGGAGATGGTAGAGGTATTGACGGTGCAACCTATCCTACTTCAGGTATGTTTCATAAAATTGCTGTACCGATGGTTCGAAGAACATTCCCTGAATTGGTAGCTCATCAGTTAGTCGGTGTTCAGCCATTGACAGGGCCAGTTGGTCTTGCATTTGCATTGAGATTTAGAGCAGGTACATCATTCGGAACATATGTAGCTAACTCTACTGAATTGGGGTACAATAACATTGACTCCACTTTCTCAGGGTCATATATCACATCAGCAGGTGAGGTGCTTGGTTCAAAAGCAGGTTCAGGTGTTGGCAATGATATTGGTCTTGGACTAGGTTCAGGTGATCATATTCGTGAGGTCAACCTAACAGTTGAGAAAACACAAGTAGAAGCAAAAACTAGAAAGTTGAGAAGCAGATGGTCTCTTGAGATTGCTCAAGACTTGAAAGCTATGCATGGCCTTGATCTTGAGGAAGAAATGATGGACATTCTTGCCTATGAAATCACTCAAGAAATTGACCGTGAACTTATTGCAGCTATTGATGCCACAGTTAGGGGAGTATCAGGGTATGATACCACATGGGATTTCCTAGCAAGTGCTCAAGGTGTTAAGGGTAGATGGGAAATGGAAAGATATAGAGAGCTATATCACCACATCATCAGACGTACCCAAGACATTGCAATCAATACACGTAGGGGTTCAGGTAATTGGATTGTTGGTAATCCAAGAGGTGTTGCTATTCTTGAAACTCTAGCGGCTTTTGCTATTGCTCCCGTTCCAGGGGATGTAACCACACAACCTACGGGTGTTTCCAGAATTGGTTCACTTGACGGTAGACTTGTAGTTTATAGAGATACCTTTGAGAGTAGAGACCAGTTTATTGTAGGGTATAAAGGGCCATCAGAGTATGATACGGGTGTAATTTATCTACCTTATATCCAGTTGCTTGCAAGTAGAGCAGTCTTTGAGAATTCGTTCCATCCGACTGTAGGACTTATGAGTAGATATGCAATTCATAACCACTTGTTCGGAGCAAGAGAATATTATCAGATGGTTCAGTTGACTAATATTCCTCAATAATAAGGGTTTAGCTGTAGGAAGACTTTGAAGCTACGAATAAAAGGGAGTTCATTAATCTTTGGACTCCCTTTCTTTTTTCATATATTTTTTATCTGTAGTAATAAATCCTTTAACCTTTTCTTCTGATGCTTCTATAAGATATGCCATATTATACATCTCACTTAAAGATAGCACATTTTTAGGTGAATGAATATTGCATTCCTCAATTCTATTTTGTCCACTTAACTTAAATTCAAGTTCTGAACATTTTGCAAAGACATTACCAAATTCTGTTCTACAATATTGTAAAAATTTACAATTATAGCACATACCAATTTGATTTTTTAAGACATTATTATCTTTTGTTCCATGAGACTCGTAAGGGTCTAATCCTATTTCAGTTGATAGTGATTCTAGCTGATGTTCAATTTGTTGTTTCTCACTATTTTCTAAATCAGAAAGTTTTTTACTCATTATTAACCTTTTTAATTTCAAAATATTTTCCCTTTTTTGATTCTATAAAACTTGCTTCTTCAATTAACATATCTACTATTTTATCAGGATATTTATTTTTATAAACTATCTTGACTACTTGTGTATTAGCTAATAATCGAAAGCACATGCTACAAGTTTTATTGGTGCAATAAACTGTAGACCCTATTAAAGATACTCCATAAGTTGCAGCTTGACTAATTATATTTTGCTCTGCATGGATTACTCTGCATAGTTCTTGTCTTTCACCTGATGGAACATTTAATTCTGCTCTAAGACAAGTTTGACAATGTTTAGCCTTTGATATTTGACCATTATATCCAGTTGCTAAAATCCTTTTATCTTTAACAGCAACAGCCCCGATTGCCCTTCTTAAACAAGTTGATCTTTTAGCCACTACTTCAGCTATTTCCATAAAATATTCATCCCAAGGTGGTCTTTTCATTAATTCATTATTTTTCATATCCACAGCATATTTCTCCTTTTTTTCTTATAATATCACGAAAATACCAAAATGTTAATGAAATTTATTGACAGAAACAAAAAAATATGATAGAGAATTAAGAAAACTATAAATATATATGATAGATTAAAAAAAAACATGGAGGATTTATCATATATGCCAACCAATACACAAGAAATAAATTTAGATGGATTAAACGATATCTTTAATGTAGAGGATCAAATAGATAGAGACCTTGAACAAAAAAATATTGACTTTCAAACTGATATAGGGTATGATGATCCATTAGAAGCATTAAAGAATAATATCCATAATGCTAATCAGCTTCTTGAAAAAATTCAACATGAAATGAATAATGGTAATTTTAGTGCAAGATTATCTGAAGTAGCATTTGGTATTATAAATTCTATTACTCAAGCATCAAAAGAAATCATATCAGATAGAAATTATGGTGAATATCTTTTAATAAGAAAAGCATTAGTTCAGCTAAAAGCTAAAGAAATAGAAATAAAAGAACAAAAAGTAATCAGACCTATGAACCAAACCAATGTTCTTCTTACTACAAGAGAAGATTTGCTTAAAGTTTTAGAAAATAAAAAACCAAAAGAAATACACCAAATAGAAAACATTAAGAAGGAGCATTAGTATGATGAATCAAGATTTTAGACAAATTATTTTACAGCAGCAGGAAGAAGAAGGGCCAAAAAAATGGGATGGAACTGTAGTTGATTACATGGAACTAGTTCAAAAACACCCTGAAGTATCCATGCTATCTCCTGCAAGGGTCTTCGACATGATTTTTAAAAAAGGATTTGAACCCGTACCTGAAAACAGAAAGACTAAGGGATATGAAGACCTTGTAAAATATAAATTTTTTGAAGGAAAAATCTTTGGTTCATATGAAGCAATTCATGACATATGTAAGTTTTTAAAAGCAGCAGCTAGAAGAACTGAAACCGGAAAAAGAATCTTAATGATGATGGGGCCAGTTTCTTCAGGCAAGTCAACCATTGCATATCTGATTAAAAATGGATTGGAATTAGATGATGCTCCTATTTATAGAATCAAAGGGTGTCCTATACATGAAGACCCATTACATGCTATTCCACTGAAAAATAGACTTGAGTGGAATGAAAAATTAGGTGTCAGAATTGAAGGAACCCTTTGTCCTGTCTGTCAGTTAAATATTGATACAAATTTTACCGATGAAAAAGGATTTGCAAGGTGGCATGACTTGCCTGTAGAGAAATTTCAACTTTCTGAACAAAGAAGGTGTGGGATTGGAACCTTTTCTCCTTCTGATCCTAAAAGTCAGGATATTACAGAACTGATTGGCAAGGTCAATATGTCTAAACTGCATATGTTTGGGGAATCAGACCCTAGAGCATACCAGTTTGACGGTGAACTGCAAGTTGCCAACAGGGGAGTAATCGAATACATTGAAATTTTGAAAGCTGATATTAAATTTCATCATGTTTTAATTACTCTTGCTCAAGAGCAAGTCATTAAAGCTCCGGGGTTTCCCCAAATGTATCTTGATGAGCTTATTATTTCCCATACCAATCAAACCGAATTCGATAAATTCAGAAATAATCAAGAAAATGAAGCATTGCATGACCGGATGTACTATGTTCGTGTTCCGTGGAATGATACCATCAAAGATGAGATTGAAATTTATAAAAAACTCATTGCTGAATCCGAATTTTGTAATATCCATGCTAGTCCGGGGGCATTAGAAGTTGCTGCTCAATTTGCCATATTGACTAGGCTTTACACTTCTGGTAAAATTGATTTGATCAAAAAAATGAAGCTTTATAATGATGAATACCTTGAAGAATTCACAAAGGGTAAAGATAAAGATGTTAAAGCTATCAGAGAAGAAGGAAGAAAAAATGGAGAATGTATGTCAGGTATTTCTCCAAGATTTATTATCAATGCTATCAATATTTGTCTAGGTCAAAAAGAAAATGTTGAAACAGGTAATAATGATAATCAAGGATGTATTACTGCTCTTGATATGATTAGAGCTTTAAGAGATAACTTTGAGCATCATATTGGTGGACAGGAAAAAGACAAAGAAACCTATATGAATCTTCTTATCAGTAAAGATGAATCAGTTGCTTCCGAATATAAAGAATTTGCCAAAAAAGAAGTAAGTAAAGCTTTCATTCATGCTTTTGATGATCAAGCTGATGAACTTTTTATGAGATATGACTTGAACTGTAAAGCCTTCTGTAAAGAAGAAACTGTTTATGATGAGATTACGGGGGAGCATAGAGAACCCGATGAAGCTATTATGAGGGCAATTGAAGAATTAATTCCTGTTCCTAATGAATCAAGAAGGGAATTTAGAAAACATATATATGTCTACAAGTCAGATACATTGGAAGAAGGCAAAAAATGGTCATGGGATACCTATAAACCTTTAAAAGAAGCAATCGAAAAAAAATTGATGAACGATCTTAAAAATGTTGTTACTCTTTCAATTGCTAATACAGTTTCCACTTCTCCTAAAATAAAACAAAGAAGAAATAAAGCACTTAAAACCTTAAGAAATAAAGGTTATTGTGATCATTGTGCAAAACAACTCCTTGGTTTTGTCGGAGAAATTTTGAGAAGGGAGAACTAAGGAATGAAACTTAATGAGCAATGGAGACTTTAATGAACTTCAAATGAAGATTAATAATATTTACTTGGAAGGATTAATTAGTAATGATGATTTAGAACATTTAACTTTATTAAACAGATTTATTAATCTTGAGTCAAAGAAAAAATATTCTATCTCTCATAATAATCATAAGGTGATTAAACCAAAAAGATTTCCTACTGTTGAAAATTCTAAATTTTGGAAAATTTCACAAGACCGATTAGAAGAAGAAAGAATGGCAGTTTGAAAGGATAATAATGAGCATTGTCTATCATGATGATTGGGAAATAAAAAAAGGTTTAAAAGATGCTAAACGTCACCAACATAAAATTGACGAAGCTATCAGAAAAAATGTTCGAAATGTTATAGGCAATGAATCCATTATAACTACTCAAGGAAAGAAAAAAGTTCGTGTTCCTGTAAAAGGATTAAAAGACTACAGCTTTATTTATGGTGGAAAAGGTGGTGGTCTTGGTCAAGGTGATGGTCAACCGGGGGATATAATTGGAAGAAGACAAGGCAAAGGAAACCCCGGAAAAGGTAGTGGTATTGGTCAAGATATGGAAGCTGAAGTTGATGTTGATTATCTGTTAGATGTTATGTTTGAAGACTTAGGGTTGCCTTGGCTTGATCCAAAAAAGAAAAATGCTATTGAAATCCCCAAAGGATGGAAATTTGAAGCTATTTCAAAAAAGGGAGTCTATTCAAGAATTCATAAAAAAAGGACTATGAAGGAAGCAATAAAAAGAAACGTCCTTTTTATCCAAGAAATAATGGAACAAACAAAGTGTTCTTATGAAGATGCAGGTAAAGCACTCCATCAATCCAAAGGTGATATTGAAAATGCAATCAAGATTATTAAAAATGGAGAATTTGATACAGAAAATGAAGATTCAGGATTTCTTATTCATGATGATGATATAAGATATAAGCAGATTAAAGAAGATGTTGAAATCTGCTCTAAAGCTGTTGTTTTTGCTCTTATGGATGTATCAGGGTCTATGACTTCTGATAAAAAATATCTCATGAAAAGTCTTTTATTTTGGATGGTCTCATGGTTAAGAAAACAATATGAAGCTGTAGAAATTAGATTTATTCAACATACTGAAACAGCTAAAGAGGTTGATGAAGATACATTCTTTCATGGTGGTGAAACGGGGGGAACTTTAGCTGAATCTGCTTTTAGAAAAGCCAATTATATTATAGATACCGAATATCCACTTGATGAATGGAATATCTATACCATCTACTGTTCTGATGGGGAAGATTGGGAACCATTAAGAGCTATTTCAGCAATAGAAGATATGATATTAAAGAAAATAAATATGTTAAGCTACATTGAAATCAAACCTACTCCTGATTATGACTATGGTTTTTCTAGTTTACTTCCCGAATGTAAGAAAAAATGGAAGTTTCAAGAAAGTACTTTATCTAAAGATGGAAAATTTTGGATTAACAAAGACCTTAGATTCTTACTATCAGTTATTAAAGATAAATCTCATATTTGGCCTTCCTTGCAATTCATGCTAGGCATGAGTGAAGAAACGAAAGGAATATAAATGATTAATAGTGAGCTAAAACGGTTACAGAAAATCGAAAAAAGAGTTTATGAGATTGCAAGGGAAAATGGTCTTTTATTTGGTGATATCGAATTTGATATTGTTCCTAAAGAAAAAATGTTTGAAATCATGGCTTATGGAATGCCAGGGCAGATTTCTAACTGGAAATATGGTAGAGATTATGAGAAAACAAGAACCATCTATGAAAAAATGGGAACAGGGTTGCCTTATGAAGTAGTTGTCCATACTAATCCTTCAAGAGCATATTTGATGAAGGATAATACCATAGCTGTACAATCTTTGATTTTAAGTCATGTAGTTGGTCATGTTGCTTTTTTTACAATGAACCAAAACTTCATTGAAGCTGATTCTGATATAGCAAGCAGACTTTCAATAGCTTCTCAACGATTTGAAGAATATGAGAGAACATATGGAATTGATATAGTGGAAAAAACGATTGATGCAGGTCATTCCATTATGCTCCATTCAAATCCTTGGTTAAAAGAAGAAACTGAAGGTGATAAGCTGAAAAGAATCTTTGAGAAAATGAAAAAAAGGAAGCATGACAAGACCAATACAGAATATTCTGATTTTTTTGAAGATGATGTTCCCGTTCATATTGATAGGGAGAAATGGAACCATAAACTTTACATGAACCTAAAAAATAAAACTCCTATTGAACCGACTGAAGACCTTTTAAGATATATCATTGATAACTCAAGAAGTCTTTCAGATTGGCAAAAGGATGTACTTGAAATAATTAGGTCAATGGGTAAATATTATTGGCCTATGATCAAAACAAAATATATGAATGAAGGATTTGCTACTTACTGGCATGAGGTTATTTTAAGACAACTTTTCAGGGAAAAATTTTTAAATGATGATGAACATGCTGAATCAAATTATTGTAATTCTCTAGTAAAGGCTAAAAATCTATATTCGATGAATCCATATCTAGTTGGTTGTGAGGTATGGGAAGAAGTTGTTAAAAGATGGGATAAAGGGCAACATGGAGATAATTGGAATCTAATTGAAGATCATGAAGAAAAATTAAAATTTGATAATAAAGACATGAAGGGCAGAGAAAAAATGTTCAAAGTTATGAGAACATCTAATGATTGGATGTTTATGAGCAATTTTCTCACAAATGACCTTATTAAAAAGCTTAAGCTTTATTTATATGTAAAGCAAGGCAATGTTTTCTTTGAACAACTAGTCATAACAGACAAAAAAACAAATGAACTAAAAGATATTATTATTAAAAGCTTTTCTCATAGTGGAATTCCTAAAGTATTCATTAGGGATGGTAATCATAAAGATAAAGGCGAACTATTAGCCAAACATGAGCATATTGGAGCAGACTTGGATATAGAGTATGCTCAAAAAACATTAGATCATATTGCTTTCTTATGGGGGGGCAAAGTCACATTAGAGACCATCAGGGCAAAAATACCATTTACATATACATCCAAAAACAAAACTATATCATACCATGACGATATACAAGATTTATTTGAAACATCCACATAAATACTCAAAATTGTCACCTACTGACAATTTACGTCAAAATTGATATGTTTTTCTTTCCAAACATGTGAGGGGAAAAATTCGTACTCTCATAATATCATTAGTTAATTCAGATATTTAAAACTTTTTTTTGTTTTTTCATACTTTTTCATAAGTTGGCATGTGACTTGCTATATAGTATGGCAACTTTAACGAAAGGAAAAAACAATGTTTAAAATTTATCACAGCAAAAAATGGGAATTAAATAGTCAACTTCATTTTCTTAATTGTGAATTTTATGTTGCTCATAAAGACCTTTATGATCATGTTGCAAATATTGATTGTGATTCAATTGGTCAAACTTTTCAATTGACTAATCACATAGATTTTTCTTGGTGGGAAAATGAGGGAGTTACCTTAATAAAGGAAAGTCGTTCAACTTCTGTTGGTGATGTGGTTGAAGATACGGAAACAAATAAACTTTGGTTGTGTTGTGGTGTTGGTTGGCAAGAAGTTTCATGGACTGATGATAAATCAGATGTTTTAGACTTCTTTAAAGGAGAAATGAAAATATTTTTTAAAGATTGTAAACTTGAAGAAGTTAAAGATAGAATTGATGAGGTTTGTCAACAGATTGAAAGTATTTTTTTTCAGACAGAGCAAGAAAATGAAGCTGAAGAAGATGAATTTTACTCTGACCTTTTCACTCATTGGAATGTTGATATTAATAATGCCAGCAAGAAAATGTGTACGGGTTGCCGTAAAATGTATATCCCGATTATGAAGAATGATGATGATTGTTGTCCTTCATGTGCTCGTTTCTAATGAATCTATAACCGTTAGTTAACCATAAAGGAGAGTGTAAAAAATGTGTTTGTGACCTTAGATTACCCCGATACCCATTGACGAATGGGGGGAGCTAGGAGATAAGGGGGGCTAGCTCCTTGAAGTAATTCAAAAGTACTGTAATTGTTGAGTATTTGCCCTAAAATAAAACTTGACATTTACCCTCAAATGTGAAATAAACACAAAATGAAAGAAATACCAGAAACTCATCAGAAAGGACTACTGACCATTGAAGAAAATAATTTTGAATCTGGAATATGTGATTTAGGAATTCAAATTGGTCAAGATGGTCGAATATGGATTTGCATAAACGGTGAATCTTTTATTAGATTCAATCCACTAGCAGCAAAATATGAAAAAGGATGGACAGACGTATGATGAGCTATTGGGAAAGAGCATCTGATATTTCAAGACAACTTCTTGAATCGACTAAAGGTATTGGAAGTGACAGAGTTGATGAATTTCTTGGTGTTCTTTGCTCTGAGATATCTCATGCAATTGCTGAACCTCATCCTTCAAGACAAATACTAGAAAAAAAAGTTATTGATGCTTTTCAATCAGCAAGAAAGTTTGCTGAAAAATAAAACAGAAAGGTTTCAAATGGGAACTGTTAATACCAATGACTACTTTAAACTGTTTAAAATAAAAAAAATCAAAGAAATAACTCTCAAACAACTCAAATCAACATATAAAACTCTTGCTTTAAAACATCATCCAGATCATCAGGGGGATGTTACTACATTTAGGTTTATTAAAGATGCTTATGATTATATAGTACTCCTAAAAAAACAGCAATTGAAAAAAGAAAGCAAAAAGTTTTTCAATCCTAATTTACGTTTTTATTCTAAAAATAGCATATACGATATCAAAAAGAAAAGATGGATCAGAGTCAAGGGGAAAGATTTAAAATGAATCAGACCAAATACATTGTTGTAGAAAATGACTTTGTTAAATCACCTTCCATTATTGTTTTCCCTTCAAATATAAGTCACAAAAACATGTCAGATGCATTAAAAAGAATTAGGTTCAATAAAGTAATATCAGCAGGATTTATTGATGATTTTATGCAGTGTTATGGAGAATCCCAAACATTAAATTTAAAATCACGAACTGAAGATACAGTACTTCTCCATAAAATGCTAGAGATTAGTGATAAAATTCTTAAATTTATTTAAAATGCCTGATTATCTTTTACTCCTACTAACTATATCTTTAATATTTATTATCAAACCTAAAAGATATGGCAAAATATGGAAAAGAAAGAAGAAAGACAAAAGTAAATGACAAAATATGTTAAAGAATTCAATAATTTAAATTGTAATCCTGAAATTCTTGATGTTGTGTTGCCTGTTCAAAGACAAAGAAAAGAAATCACTGAATCAATGGCAATGATCAAGATATTAAGGAAAATTGTTCTAAAAAGAAAAGACTTTCAATATCAAATTTTTGACTTTTGTGCAGGAAATGCACTTACTTCTGTGATAGCTTCCTTTTTATTCAAAAATGTATCTTGTTTTGCTATAGATATACGTCCAAGAGAAAGAGAATGGTCAAAAGTTAAAAATTTTGAATATTTGAATAGTGATATCCGAAAAGAAGATTGGGGATTGTTAATCAAAACATTTAAGAAAATACATCCTCATATAAAAACTATAATTATGTCTGTCCATCCCTGCATTGACCTTGCTGAAACCATCTTATCCATCCATAGAACGTCCAAATCGAATTATTTGATACTCATGCCATGTTGCCAAGGGAAAACAGCAGGATACTCACTTCCCGAAGTCATAGTGAAGAAAATAGGCAAGTATCTAAGGTGGTGTTTGTATCTTCAGAACAAAATCGAAGGAAATTCTAAACTCTACATTGATAATTTCTGTCTTTCCCCGAAAAATGCCATTATTACAGCAGGATTGTAAATCTTGTACAAGAATTAATTGTAATGTTTTTCAAATCTCTCTTTATCTTCCTTTGTAATTTCCCCTTTCCAATCCAGTATTCCTAGTTCCTCATCTATTCTCCATTGTTCTCTTGCATCTAATTGAAAATAATTTGAAGGTCTCTCAAAAGACTTTTCAAACATTTCTTTTTCATTCATTTTAACTCTCCATTCCATATGATATGTTTTATGTGAGGGTTGACTATATCCCATTTCCTAAACTTGCTCTCATTGATAATCAGGATACAATCTTGTTTTATATACTTGTCCGTTGTCAAGAATTTAAATGTACTTGTTTTGTGATATTCGAAGTCTTTAAAATATAGCCTTAAAAGGGGTTCATATGGTAGAGCATGGTCATATGCAAGGATGTGTTTCCAATCCTTTATCATTTGAGCTAATAGCAGATCAACTCCCCTTCCCACTTCACCTATTACAATGGTGTCTGATTCGTCCTTTATCTTATTAAGGTTTTTATACATATTGACTTTATGTTTCCATGTTTCCCATACTTGATATCCTAATCTCCCTTTATGTGGGTAATCATCAGGATATTTGTTTTCATTTGCTTTTGGATTTAAAAGATGATCGCATATTTCTATTGTCCATAGGTCTGCTGTCCAAAACTTATAAGACTTTCCATTTATAAGTCCTTCACCTTTACGGATTTGACATTCTTGCATATTTACAGGAGTTACAAGATTGTTTTCTACATATCTTTTGAATGCTCTTATTTTTGTTGTATCCATAACTTCCCCTTTTATGACGATTAATTAGAAAATTACCC